CAGCAGAACCTAGTTGTATCTCTTCTTTTCCACCAGCTTTAACTCCTTCTTTTGTATAAATATCCCAAAACTCTGACCAGCTATGAACTTGACCGCTTTGTAACATATTTAAATAAGTCTCTCTAATTGATCCTGCAAAGAAACCAGCTCCTGCTGCAGTACCTATTTTACCTGCTCGACCAAAAGTTAAAAGGTTTGTTAGTAAAGAACCTGTTAAGTACACAGGTAAATCTTTTGTAATGACTGCAAGATTTTGTATGTTTCTTTCTATGATACCCGTATCTTCAAAAGGTTCTGCAATATAACCTTCAGGTAAACCTGTTCCTGTATTGCCAGGAAGTTGATGATAGTTTTGAACAAGATCAATAATACCCATATTAAAACCTCTATCCCAATACTTGTCAAACTCAAAGGTTTCACCTACTAATTTTTCTTTTAAAGAAATGTTATCAGGTTCATTCTTTTCTACTTCTAATAATTTTTCGTATGTTGATTTTTTTTCTTCTTTACCTAAAGTTATAATGTTATCCCATATTTTTTTTATTGGTCCTTTGTTAATAGGTTTATAACCAAACTCTTTAAGGATTTCTTCTGTTTCAAAACCACCCTGCTCTAATTCAAATATTTTTTCTTGTTTCCAATTTGATATTTCTTTATTTGAAAAACCACCTTTTATTAACGCTTCATTTTGTTCAGCAAGACTAGACATTATAATTGTCCTATTCTTTTCAAGTAGTCTTGTGGTGATTCATTAGGTAATCTTTTAGCATCTCTTGCAGGAACAAAACCTTTATTCTTTTTAATTTGATCTACAATTTCTTTAAATAAAAGATTAGCATTAGGCATAAAGTTTAAAACATCTTTACCTATAAATTCTTTTTTAGTAGGATCAGTTAAAGTTTTAGCGGGTATACCTTTTTCAATACCATTAACGTATCTAGCATACATTGTATATTTAAAATTATTAAGTCTATTATCTAAACCTGGATCAATATCTTTTAACACAGGACTTCCTTGAACTGGCATTTTATAAAAATCAATAAAATTAAAAAAAGTTTTCATATCAGAATACGTTTCAGGATTTTTGTTTTGATTATCAATCATTGTACTTAGAAATACTAAATCCTTCATATTAACTCCTGATTCATATCTTTCGACTATTGATTTAGCTTCAGTTTCTCCAGGTAAAGTAAATCTATCACTAACTTGATTTATTTCATCAGTTATAATTAAATCTATAATTTGACTGTTGGTGTCAAAACTTGATAAAGTTTTACCTTCTGTTGCTATCACTTGTGAATTTAAAGTTTTAAATTGTTCTATAATTTGAGGTGTATTACCAAATAATATTTCTATATTTTTATCATATATACCTTTATTTTTTTCCATCTGTAAAATTGATTCTTTAGATTCGTTTGCTACTTGATTTTGTAAAATTTGTTGATTTGAAAGCATTTGAAATTGCATATCACTTCTTAATGATCTTGCTTTTTTATTAGAATACTCTTTAAATTTTCTTTTTTCTGTTAATGATAAAGAGTTGTAAAGTTTTACTAATTCTTCATTTCCACCAAATGTACTTCTAGTTATTTCATCGTAAGCTATTGTTAAAAGAGATGGATCAGCATCAGGTGGTAAATTTAAAGAACCTGTCAGAACTTGAAATTTACTTTCTAATATATTTGTTTCAGCAACTGCTAGATATTGATTTTTTTCTTCTAAACCTAATAAATCAAAATCACCTTTTTCAAAAGCATTTTTAAAAGCAAATGGTTGGCTTTTAGACATACTATCTGCAAGTGTAGTAACACCAAATTTTTGATAGGCTTCAATTAATATTTTTTTCTGACCTCCATCATAATTAGTATTTGCATTTATTTTATCTATGACTTTACTATTATAAATATCAAGATATACTGGTCCAACTTCTTTTAATGTTAGAGCTTCTTTACCAATATAATCTTCATCTACATCCTTTGATAATTTAATTTGTTCTATTCGTGATCCTTCAAGAGCTTTTGTTTTTAAAATACCAGCAGTTGAATAAAACTTTTTTTCTATAGCTTTTTTTGTAAAGTTATCTAAAGTTTTAAATTTATTATTTTGAAAATAATTATATAAACTATTTACATCTTGATCGTGTATTGAAGCGGCATCTGTTGGGTTTCCATTTTTTTTAGTTTCACTTTGAATAGTAAACAAACCTTTTACAATAGTATTTCCATTGTTATCTTTTTGATCAATATACATATCAGATAATATTTTATATGCTTTATTGTCAGCTTCTAATTTTTTTTCTTTTATATATTCATTCGTTAAAAAATCTGTAACAGGTTTAGTTGCTCTAAATATATTTTCACCTGGTGATATTCTAGGAACACTACCAACACTTGCAGTCTCTGTTGTTATTTTTCCTTGAGATATATATGTAGGTATCTTTGGCATAATTATCCTCTCATTGATAACAAACTTGATCCAGCACTACTTACTATACTTATTTGTTCCATTCGTGATCTTTGTTTTGCAATGCTTCCTTCAATCCTAGCAAAAGCTGCATTTTCAAATGCTCTAGCTTTACCTATTTCCGCATTGTAACGCATCTTATCTTTTTCAATTTCTTTTTCAAAAAGATTAGATAATTTAATTATTTGAGAAGAACCTGATCCTTCTATAACTCCTGACTTGTTAGTATTAACAATGGTTGTTCCTTCTAGTTGTTGAAATTTTTTATCAAATGTTGATAAATCTAATGTTAATTGATTTTCTATAGCTTCTGCTTTTTGTTCATCTACTTTAGCTTTTCTATTAAAAGCAGATTGTGTATATTTTCCAATAGCACCTGCTTGTTGTACACCCGCTACTGCTGATACTCCTACTACTGCTGGTATAACCCAAGTCATTAAAAAATCCTCGCATATCTGAAGTGATCTGAACCATCAAAACCATAATGTTTCATCAATCCTTCGTTTTGTAAACCAAGCCATGAAGCAAACTTTAAACCTATTTTAAAGTCAGCTCTTACAGCTGTTTGTACTCTTTTTATATTATTTTCTTTTGCTAGTCTTGCAAAATTTTTCTTAATGGCTCTGGCAACAACAAGTGGGTGATTCCAAACTTTACTTGTCGCTAATACCCAACCTTCTGCTACACCATCCCAAATCATTTTCATTCCTGCAGATGCAATAGGTTCATCATTAATAATACAAGTATAAGCTAAACCATTCTGCTCTAATTGCATAGCATCTCCATCGTATTGTGCATCTTTATCCATAAGAACATGGTTCATTTGACTAGCAAGAATAATCTTACCATGCTTTGAAATATAAGGAACTATGTTTAATAAATTTTTAGTCATTGGTTTGTAAATCTGGGTATAAAGATAATATAGTTAAAGGTAAAGGTTGAGTTTGTCTAACAAAGATAAAACCATCAGTATCGTAATTACCTCTAAATTCTACAGTTTTATCCCCTGTAAATACAGGTATACCTTCATCCATAGGATCAGATGATGTTCTAAATGGTATTCTTTCCATGTTATCTAAAGATTCTCCAACCTCAACACCAACAGATTCATATAATCTAATTGTAATTTCATATATTCTTTTTGTCTTAGCTTGAGATGTTCCATTCTGTGAACCAGCATTAAGTCTCATAGTTTGTAATATTGATTTGTAAGCTAAACCTAGTTTTACATTAGTTGCTGAACGATCTAATGTAACTGAACCACTTGATACTGTTTTATCAGGATGTGTTGCACCATCTGCTAATATAGAAACTGTTTGTCCCTCAAGGTGATCTAAACCTGAAATAGTTGTAGCAGCTGAACCACTATAAGATAAAGCACTATCTAAAAAATTAAATGTTGTATTATTTGTTTCTGTAAAATCAAAATTATTAATATATTCTACAAACCTTCTTGTAGAACCATTAATTGTTCTTTTAACAATAACCCATGTTTGATATTCTGTATCATCAGTTGGAATAACAGCAACACTTTCACATACTGCTTTACCTTCATCAGTTTTTGCTAATCGAGTAGAATCATCTAAAGATTTAACAGTTAAAAATCCTGTAGACAATGGTGATGTCTCTGTAATCGTAACGACATTGCTACTAACTGTTGCTGTAAAATCAGAGTCAGCATCTATTAATGTTTTTAAGTTTGTTGCTGTTTGGTTATTACTAGATGTAGTATGAAACTTACCAGTTGTAGAAGATGTAGCAGATGTAAAAGTTGTCGTTGTGCCGTCTGCTTTTGTAAAAACTATTCTTGTACCATCAGCTATGTTTGCATAATCCGTAACTGTAATTGTTGCATTACCAAATCTTCCGCCAAAAATATGTCTATGCCATGCAGTTACTTGTTGTTCTCTTTGATAAGTTAAACCTACAAGTTCACCATCACTTCTAACTCCCCAAATAATTTGATTAGGTTCTTGTTGGTAAGCCATTTGTGTTATTCCACCTTCAGTAATATGCTCTGCAAGAATAGTCATGTCAGGTGCAAGATAACCATCTACATCAAAGTTATAGGCTAGTTCTCTTAATTTTCTTTTAGCTCTTTGTAAAAATAATGTTGCGTTACCTACAGCTATAGAATCTACATTAGCTGCTCCATGGTTTGATTGTTTTTTAATTAATATATTTGTTGGTGTAATGGCACTATCTGTACCACCTCCTGATACTGTAAACTCACCACCTGCTGTACCAATAATTAAAGTTCTTGTTGCAGTCATAAATCTAATAGCATTAACTTGGTTAGACGCAATCGTATAAATAATTGCATCGTCATCTGCTACTGTACCGCCAATGTTTGCATCCATGTTTTCATAATCACCTGATCTTGAAAAGAAAATAGCTTGTGGTTGTTCACTTGTTCCAGCAAATACTAATCGTTGTTCAAAGAAAGTAACGCAAGAAGGATGTCCTGTAGTATCTGAAAAAGCTCCTAGTCTCCAATCCGCTGTAGCACTTGCACTATCTAAAGCTGTAATAATTGTCATTGTTGCATTTGTAGTATCAGTTACTCCTGTTATTTTTGCATAACCTGCACTTAAAAAAACAAATCTTCCAACATCTGTTGATTGAAAACCTGAACCACCATTAATACCTGTAACTGCAGAAGCTACTAAAGCTATACCTGTACCTACTGCTGATTGACCAGGATTTAAAGTTGTGTCTGTTGTGTTAGCATCTTGCATTGGTCCTTTAGTAAAATCTACATCAGACAATGTCCAAGAAGTATGACCAGTACGAGATAATTTTTCTACTTCGTGTGAAGGGTGAGTAATATACATAACATCTGCTGACTGAGCAAACTTAAGATCAAAAAGCTGTGCAGTTGTATAAGGTGTTGCAATTTCATAAACTTTATTAGCTACCCCACCAGAACTGTAAGCAGTATAACTTGTGCTGTTTATATTTGTTCCATCTTTATCTGTTAATTGAAAAGTGTTTGTTGTTACACCTGCAACTAAAAATCTTTTACCATTGACTTCTGTCATGCCTGAAACACTACTAATTAAAACTTCATCTCCATTTGAATAACCATGTGAACTAGAAGTAACAACAGCAGGGTTAGCTTGTGTTATACCAGTAATAGTTTTATCACCTTCTAAAATAGAACCATTGTCTTTATAAAATCTAATTTTAAGATTAGAAAACTCAAGCATATAAGTTTGAGTTGTAGAAAATTCAAAAGGAATTAATCTTGTTTTGTTATCACTATCTGCAACTTCAGCTACAAAAGTAGTACCTGATCTTCTAGCGGCAGCTCCATGAGGATAAATAATAAAATTATCTAATCGCTTACAACTTGATGAATATTTAGTTAAATCGTTACGACCATCTAAACGTGGCGAAAGTTCTCCACCTGTAAAGTTGGTTAGCTCTGCTGCAACTCGTGCCATGTCTTAATACCTTGAGTTAATAAAGGTACTAGCTTCTATTTCATCTGTCATACCAAGGTCAGGAGAATTGTTTTGACCTTCAGTTGCGTCTACAAACCTAGCATCCTTTAATTTATCTTGAAACAGCTCATACATATTTTTAGCCACAGGATTAGATGAAGTAACTCCATAAGCAATATCTGCTCCTAATGCTGCAGATAAAGTTTCTCTTAATAGTTCATCATATTCATTAGGGTCTGTAATTCTTGCTACATATAAAATTTTCATAGAAGAAGCGTTACTTAATATTTTTCTTCCTTCTACTTTATGATCTAAATCATAATCTAATATTCTTAATAATCTTAAACAATCTGCGGGTAAAGTATATTGCTTAGTAAAACCCCAAGCAGGTGTATCTGTGTCTGCTGCAATTTCTACTCTTTTCTGTAAGCAGTTCCAAGGATGTGTTCTAAATAGTGAGTCTCTAACTTGAGTGTATCTAGCATTACATAGTCTAGCATTTTTTGAATCTTCTGTTAATGAAAGAATAGTTGTTGCACCTAATTGGTTTAATGCTCCATTACAAATGTCTACTACTGATGCCATAATATTTTATAATCTAAATTCTTTTTAAAAGAAAGGGGATTTCTCCCCTTTCTTAATTACTTATTAGTCTATTACATATTCAATAATGAAACTTAAGTCTCCAGCAGTATCACCAGCTGCATCGAATAATAATCCGACATAGTAGTAACCACCTGGGTCAGAAGATTGTCCTGCATCTTCCCAAACTTTTTGTCCCATTTTGTTTATGTTTCTAGCTTCAAATGCCACTTCAGTTCCTGTCGTTACAGCAGCTCTAAGGCTTGTAATCGCAGAAGCGTAAGCGTCATCATCAACCGCAGCAATAGCTGTTGTCCATAAACCAACGTCTGTAGTATTTGTTGATCCAGAATCTAAGTCGTCATTAAACAACTTGATTGAGGAAATACTAGCATTAGTAGGTATTGGAGCTAACATAACTGTGTCAGTCGCTGATAAGTCTCCTGCAGCTAAAGCGATAGTTCCCTGTGCAATTCTTTTTGCACCATGTAACTGTTGGGAATCATTCTTTACCTGTGGAGTCGCTACGAAATTCGTAACTATATCTGTATTTACGTTTGCCATAATCTATTTCCTCCTATTATGATTCTGTACATTGTACTTCAACAACTTTCGCTTCTTCCATTCTAGTAGCACCAATGCTCATGCAGTAGTACACTTGAGTAGCGTAAGACTTGTCGCTTCTTTCGTCTATTCTAGCATTGATGTCTTTACCAATACCTAAAGCGATTCCGTCTTGTGCGAAAGCTATACATGATCTAGTTGTGCTAGATAAAGATAGTCTGTTTGATACAATGAAGTTAAAACCAAGGAATGAGTTTACTTCACCATTAGCCAATGCTTTGACTGTGTTGAAGTCTGAACTTGTTACCTCAGTTGTTCCTAAAAGATCAGTGATCTGCTTAGGAGATACTATGATGTGTCTAGGAATTGAAGGATCAACATCGCCTAGATCAAGAGTCTGCTTAGCAGTTCTTAATTTAGCAATAGTTAAACCAGCAGAACCATGTACGATTTGATTCGCATTTGATGTGCTAGTTCCTCCAGTTTCACCAGTGTACGCAGTACCTAATGCAGCTGATATTATTACATCATCCATAGCTCTTCCCATTGCCATAGCAGCGGCTTGAGCATAAGATGAAGTCGGGTCAATTAAGAGTCTTACTTTGTCTTGTTGATCGATTAGATCAGCGAATTCATAATCTGCAAGAGATACTCTACGTCTAGCGTGGGGAGTATCGATTTGCGGAGTGTCTGAATGTCTGCTAGTTTTTTCAACAGCAGTTACTGAGCCAACTTGATCGAAAAAAGCATTTTTTCCAACCACAGATTCAACTCTAACTTTGTCTCTTAATAACGATCCCATTTGTTGAGATAGCATTTGTACGTTAGCAGAATACTGCTGTACAAAAGCTGTAGTTATTTGTGATGACATAATTGTCTCTCCATTTTATTGTTATTGTTAAGTTAAACAGAAAGGTTCTCCGTCAAATTGACAGGCATCTCTTGCATTTTAGTTCTGTTAGAACACAGTCTTTCCTGTTGTCATTAGGGTTCTTACGAATTGTCCTAATAATAACCCCTTACATTAATTTAATAAAAAACACAAGGGGTTAAAACTATTTGCTATTTAACATTTCTCTTAAAGTATAAACTTGCTGTACCATTTTATCATGGTCAGGGTGTTGTCTATTCCAATAAGGACCTTCACGATTATTAATAATTGTAGCTATTTCTGACTCAATATCTGAAGTTCTGTTTACATTTTCGCTTTCTGTAGTAACAATTTTATCTTCAGACATCATACCCGCTATCTTAGCAAAGCCTTTAATAAGTTCAGGATGATCTCCAAGTCTCATACCATTTTTAAGTTGCATATCTAATATTTCTGGATTTATATTAGCTTTAGCTAATGCTCCAGCTTTCTTAACATTAGATTCAAACTCTCTACCCCACTCTTGTCTTAACTGTTGTTCAGACTGAGCTTGTGCAGTTTCAGTATCAACTTTAGCTTGTTGTGCTTGACCTTCCATACTATTTTTATAGAACTCTAAAACACCTTGAGCTTGTTTATTATTTAAACCTAGCTTATGTGCGTTCTCTGCAAATTGTTTAACTGCAGTATCTTCAATAGGCACAACATCTGATTTAATATTAAGTGCATACTTATCAGGAGACTCAGGTCTACCTAATTTTTCATACACTTCATTCCATTGATCGTCTGTTGAGTTTTTATTAGGAACAGCAACCTTATCCTGTCCAATCATTTTAGTTGCATTAATATATGACTTTGCAAGTGCATCTATCTCTGTAAACTTTTCTATGTTTGGATCGTTTCTAAATTCTTCGGATATAGCTTCTTTCCAAGATTTAGTCGGTTGTGGTTGTTGTTCTGTAGAAGGCGTGATTGTTGCTTCTACTGGTTTTTCTGTCTTAGTTTCTGTAGGCGTTGTTGTCGTTTCTACAGGCGAAGCAGGTTGCTCCGTTATCTGCGTTTGTTCTGACATTTTTATTTTCCTTTTTCATTTTCGTTTTGTAGCATTGCTTTTATAAATAGAAGGATGCTACGTTGTCCCTCCATATATGCACTCTCATGACTATCTCCTTTAACATTCGTAGTCGTATGATGGTGGCATCTCTTTTCTAAATCAGACATAACTTGTTTGCCTTCGTCTGTTCCGAATATGTATTGGTAGTTCTTTTTTAAATCTTGAACATATTGTTCAAAATGTTTTTCTTTATCTTTTGCTTGACCCATTATTCTTCTTCAGCATTTACAACAGCTCGTGCTTCTTCAGGTAAGGCTTTAGCTAGTGGAGCTATATCTCCTCCTGCTTTCGCTACCTGTTGTACTTGTTGCATCTGCATTTGCTCCTGTTGTTGTTGTTGTGCTTGTTCTCTTTCTGCGTTTACTTGACTTTGTGATTTTAATAATTTTTGTGGAACACCAACTATTTCTGCTAGATGTTTAACTAGATTATCAAAATTAATATAATCAAATACAGGAGCTACATTAGCCATGCTTCCAAGTATTTCAATAGCTCTCATAATAGATTGAAGTTCTGTGGATTTCTGTGCTTTAGCTAATGGTGAAACATATTCAATTTCCACATCTTGACCTGATAAAAATTCAGGTGCTTGAGGTAATTGATTGTTTCTTAATAGAATATTAAATACTCTATCAATTAAAGGTTTTAATAATTCAGATTGTAATCTTCCTAATACTGGTCCAAGCAATCTCATTTTCTCTTCGTTTCTTTGGATAACTTCTGTCGCTGTCATTTGCGGACCATCTTGCATCATAAGTTGATTAACATAGAACACAGCTCTAATAGCATCTCGTCTTTGCTCTTCCATGTTTAATCCTAAAGGATTGTTTGCACCAATGTTTAAAGGTTCAATTCTATCTCTTGTACCTGATCTATAAAAATTTAAACCACCTGGTACAGTTCTTACAGGTAATAAAAATCCATCATCAGGAACTAATAAAGGTGGGTCTACTTGTTTCTGTGCAGCTTTAATAGTTGTCTTAGACATTTCATTTAGCATTTTAACATCTGGCAATGCTGTCATTGCAGGTGATCTTCCATAAATTTCATGTGAAGCCTTTAAGTATCTAGGTACTACAAAAGGAAACTCTTTAAATCCAGATACCGATAATTCATTTTTATTTTTATATTCCATGTAAACTGATTCAAATGGCATATTCTTTTTATCTTTTTTCTTAGGATCAAAATCTGCTCTTGGATAAACTGCGTGTACAATTTCTATTTCTTGGTAAGGGTCTTTCTTTTCCATTGTTAAAATATCTGTTGATACTTTATCGCCAAATTTTTGAACAATAGCTCTCGCTGATAATTTAAATCTTCTATAGATGGTATCTATTTTACCTTTATCATTTTCAGCAATATAAATTTCATCAATGTGTCTTGTAGAAAATTTTATAATATCATCTTCATCTTCTTCAATAAACATTGCCGCTGTACCAAAAGTAATAAGATCATGATACAATTCAAATATTTCTTGTTGAAAGTTAGAACGATTAAAAGCTGTGTACATAGATTCTGTTGCAGCTTCTAACCAAAGTTTAGCTTCTTCTTCGCTGTCAATCTGATCGTTTTTAAATCTTAATGTAAACCATGGTGTAGACGGATTTGTAAGCATACCATGTAATGATGCTGCTAATAATTCTAAGGCTTGTAAAGGTGAGCTATCAAATATAAGCTCCATTCTTTTATCGCCACGACTTCTTTTTTTAGTTACATCTGATTTTCTAGGTAGCATATAATCTGCTACTTCTTGCCAATGCTCTTCCCAATTTTGTCTTTGACCTGCTAGTTTATCAAAACGAGATAATAATTTTTTTGTTAAATCAGTTGCTGCCATTATTTTCCTAATAAACTTTTTCTACCTAATGTTAATGTTTCATCTTCTACACCTTTAGGTCCTGTCATAATTGTCATTGATCTGCCTTGTGCTTTTGTTTTTCTTGAATCATATCCATCCATG